CTACTTTGACATAACACACATACACAGGAGGAAATATGTCTAATCAAAAATCTGGGTACGAGATCCGTGCCGACTTATTGCATATGGCTCAGTCCATATTAACTGATAACTTACAAAGGAAGATCGATGCGACTTACAATCACAACGACAATCATCCTGATGATAAGAAACCAATGCCAACTAAAAGTATAACAGCTGCTGATATTATTGCAGTTGCTGCTGAGTTGAATGAGTTTGTTACTGAAAAGTAAGTTGACTTTAAATGCATATTGAAGTAAGATAAATACCGTTATGGCAACATTTAACACTCAACCAACGAATACTAACTTCCTATCTCAGATAGGTGCTAAGTTTATGATAAAGAAACTTCCTAATGTGAATTACTTTATTCAGAATGTAGCATTACCATCTGTAGATGTAGGTACAGTAGAGATCGCTACACCTTTCTCAAATAGGATTAAGTATCCTGGAGACTTGGTAACATATGGTGATCTTGTTATTACATTCAGAGTTGATGAAGATATGAATAACTATAAGGAACTTTATAGTTGGATTCAATCCATAACACGTATAGAAGACTTCGATGAGGCTACTGCATGGAGACAGCAGAATAGCAACCCCGGAGGAGATGATGGAGTGTTTAGTGATGGTACATTAACTTTGTTGAATAGTGCTATGAATCCAAACAAAGAGATTACGTTTAAGGAACTCTACCCAGCATCTCTTTCCGACTTGCCTTTCACTACTCAAGTGAATGATATTGACTACGTCGAATGTACAGCTACATTTAGATTTAGAACATTTGAAATAAATTAATAATTGGAACAAAGAAAGATACGAGCCATTAAAGAGGCTATAACAGATACGTTTTTAGGGACATTGATAATGTTTCCCTTGAACTTTCTTATTGTATATATTTGCTTAGAACTGTTGTCTTTTAATGCGTTTCAGATTACAATAGCCACTACAGGAATACTTTTCTTTGTAGCTGTATGGAGAAAAGCAACTATAAGATTATACTTTGAGAAAAAATATGACACTGGAAGAGATACAAAATCTATGGGCTAAAGATGCTCCAGTTGATAGAACTGAGTTAGCAAACGAAGCTAGTAGGATACCACAACTACATTCAAAATACTTTAAGATATTTTCTACTGAGAGATTAGTACTTAAGAAACTACAAGAAGAGTCTAAACAGCTATGGAAAGACTTGTGGGAATACTATCAAGGAAACTTTGATTATGAAGAGTTGAAAGATAGAGGCTGGGATCAGATCAATGTAAGAATACTAAAAGCAGACTTAGGTATTCATATTGATGCTGACCAAAATTGGATTGACAACAATCTAAAAGTAGCTTATCAAAAAGAGAAAGTAGATTTCTTAGAGTCAATTATTAAATCATTAAACAACAGAGGATTCAATATCAACGCAGCTATCCAATGGGAGAAGTTTAAAGTTGGAATCTAATGGAAAAGCTAACTGTTAAAAAAGTAAACGAAGTTTACATGGAGATTGATTGTGATGGTGGTTCATGTTTTGAACTACAGGACTACTTCACGTTCACTGTTCCTGGTATGCAATATATGCCAGCAGTTAGAAATAAGTTTTGGGATGGTAAGATAAGATTATTCAATCCACAAACAAGAAGAATCTATTCTGGTTTATTACATCATGTACAAAAGTTTTGTGATGAAAGAGACTATGAACTTGAAATAGATTCAGCATATAACGATCAAGAGTTTAGTTTAGAAGAAGCTAAACAATTCTGTTCACAATTAGATTTACCTTTTGAGGTACGTGATTATCAATTAGATGCATTTGCTCATGCTGTAAAGAAAAAGCGTGCACTAATGTTATCACCAACTGCTAGTGGTAAGTCTTTAATCATATATCTATTAGCAGCATACTTACAAAAGAAAACATTAATTATAGTACCAACAGTATCATTAGTACAACAAATGGCTGGTGATATAAAGTCATATGGATATCAAGGTGAACCACATATGATATCTGCTGGTGCAGAAAAAGATACAGACAATCCAATAACTATTAGTACATGGCAATCAATACATAAGATGCCAAGACAATGGTTCGAACAATTCGATATGGTTATAGGTGATGAAGCACATTTGTTTAAGAGTAAATCTCTAACATCTATTATGACAAAAACAATTACAGTACCGTATAAGTTTGGTTTCACAGGAACATTAGATGGAACTTTAACTCATAAGTTAGTATTAGAAGGACTATTTGGTGGTGTAGAAAAAGTGGTTACAACTAAAGACTTAATTGATAAAGGAACACTATCTCCTTTCAATGTAAAATGTATAGAGTTAGGTTATCCGGATGAAGTTAAAAAGCTGCATAAGGATGATAAATACCAGGACGAGGTAGACTTTCTTGTTCGTAATGAAGCAAGAAACAGATTCCTAAGAAACTTAGCAATGAGTTTAAATGGTAACACTCTCATGCTATATCAATTTGTTGAGAAACATGGAACTACTTTATATACAGATATAAGTTCTGCAATTAAGAACTCAGTAGAAAAAGATAGAAAAGTATTTTTTGTAAGTGGGCAGGTTGATGGTGATGCTAGAGAAGATATTAGACATATTGTTGAGAAAGAAGACAATGCTATTATTGTTGCAAGTTTTGGTACTTTTAGTACTGGTGTTAATATAAAACGATTGCACAATATAGTATTCTGTTCACCAAGTAAAAGTAGAATAAGAGTCTTACAAAGTATCGGTAGAGGACTAAGAACTGGTGAAGGTAAAGAAATGGCAACTTTGTTTGACATTGCTGATAACCTTTCTTGGAAAACTAAACGAAACTATACATTGGATCACTTTGCAGAAAGAATCAAAATGTATAACGAAGAAGAATTTGATTACAAATTATATAAGGTAGAACTAAAACACTAATGGATAACGTAGCAACTATAAAATTATTATCTGGTGAAGAACTCATCGCTACAGTAGTACAAGGAAGCAATCCATTACATATGAAACTAATCAATCCTGTATTAGTTCATAAGCAAAACACACCCTTTGGTCCAATGTTATCCGTTTCACATTGGTTAATGTTTACAAAAGACAATGAAATCGAGATAGAAAGGAAGAATATCGTTGCCTTAAAATACGGATTAGAGGACAATACATTACAACACTATAAGAACTTTAGTAAGAAGAGAGGACCTGTTATTTCATTAGCAGAACAAGAGAAGTTGGAAAACTTACTAAGAAAAACTGAGGAGAGGATGTTAGAGTCTGAACTAGAACTGGAAACAGAGATTGAGTTACAGGGAGAAGCTAACACGACTATACACTAATGCCAAGAGCTAAATCAGAACATTACGTAGATAACAAACGACTGTATGAAGAGATGAAGACATATCTCACAGCAGTCAAAGAAGCAGAGGAATCAGATGCTGAGAAGCCTAGGATCCCTGAATACATTGGAGAGTGTCTGTTAAAGATATCTACAAGACTATCAACTAAACCAAATTTCATAAACTATACTTATCGAGATGAAATGATAAGTGATGGAATAGAGAACTGTGTAAATTATATCGGCAACTTCAATCCGGAGAAGTCTAATAATCCATTTGCATACTTCACTCAAATTATATATTATGCATTCTTGAGAAGAATACAAAGAGAAAAAAAGCAACTATACATTAAACACAAATCATTAGAACGAAGTGTTATATATGATGAGTTAGCAACCAGTGATGGAAACCCTGAGAAAGGAGACCAAGGTGCATATGTAAACCTAGATACACCTTACATGACTGACTTTGTAGAAAACTTTGAAAGAAAAGAAGCTGAGAAGAAGGAAGCAAGGAAGAAAAAGAAAGAAGAAGGATTGGAGAAATTTGCTGAATGAAAATAGCCTTAATAACAGACCAACATTTTGGAGCACGTAATGATAGTAAAAGAGTACATGACCACTTTCAAAAATTCTATGACAATGTTTTTTTCCCAGAACTTAAACGTAGGGGTATTGATACTGTTATTGACCTTGGTGATACTTTCGATCGTAGAAAGTATATATCATTCACGTCTCTCAAACGAGCACGAGAGATGTTTTTCCAGCCATTATACGACAATGGAATCAGGATGCATGTTATCGTCGGAAATCATGATAGCGTCTACAAGAACACGCTCGAGGTTAATAGTGTAGACCTCTTAATGGAGGAGTACACAAACATTACAACTTATACCAAACCTTCAGTTATTGAAATAGATGGCACAGAGATTATGTTAGTGCCATGGATATGTCAAGATAATGAAGAAGAAACATTTGTGATGGCAGATAAGACATCAGCACAGATCCTATTAGGACACTTAGAGTTATCTGGTTATCAAATGTATAAAGGTGGTTTTATTGATCATGGTATATCTGATCAATGGCTGAAGAAGTTTGAGTTAGTATGTAGTGGACACTATCATCACAAAAGTACAACAGGCAATGTAAACTATCTTGGTTGTCCATATGAAATGACTTGGAGTGACTATAACGATGAGAAAGGTTTTCATATCTTAGATACTACAACAAGGACATTAGAGTTTGTACCTAATCCTCATACACTATTCCATAAGGTATGGTATGATGATACAGATTTAGATATGGCTGGATTGCTAGAACAGACCGAACAATTTAAAGATTTTACAGGATGTAGTGTAAAAGTTGTGATAAAAACTAAAGATAACCCTACATTATTTGATCTTTATATAGAGAAACTTGAGGCTGTTGATCCATTACATATCCAAGTAGTACAAGATCATTTACATTTAGATATGGAAGATGATGACGATATAGTAGATGAAGCAGAAGATACATTAACAATACTTAACAACTATGTAGACAACTTAGAGATAAAGAATGATAGAGTTGATCTACAACAACTATTGAGAAACTTATACGACGAAGCACTTAGCATTAGTAACTAATATATTATGATAACATTTGAGAAGATTAGATTCAAAAACTTTCTATCGTATGGCAATAGCTTTACAGAGATAGACCTTAACAAGCATAAAGATACTTTGGTTGTAGGTGAGAATGGAGCAGGTAAGTCTACATTCTTAGATGCATTGTCTTATGCTCTATACATGAAACCTTTTAGAAAGGTTAACAATCCACAACTTGTAAACAGTATAAACAAAAAGCATTTGTTTGTTGAAGTAGAGTTTAAAGTTGGTGGTAATCATTACAAAGTATGTAGAGGCCATGCACCGAGAAAGTTTGAAGTATATCAGAATGGTGAACTACTTAACCAAGAAGCTCATACAAAAGATTATCAAAAGATATTAGAACAACAAATACTTAAGATGAACTACAAATCTTTTACACAGATTGTAGTATTAGGATCCAGAAACTTTGTTCCGTTTATGCAACTAAGTGCAACTGATAGAAGAACAGTTATAGAAGACCTATTAGATATTCAAATCTTTAGTGTGATGGCTGGTATCTTAAAAGATAAGATTTCAGATAACAATAAACAACTCACTGATGTTGAGTATCAAGTAAACTTAGTAAACGAAAAGATAGAAGTACAACAAGAATATATAGATAAAGTAAACCAAGATCAAGAGGATCAAGTTCTCAAAATCCAGAATCAGATAAATGAAAGGACACAAGAAGTAGAAAACCTTGTTGATGAGCAAGAAGCTCTCTTGGAACAGTCAAAGTTATTAGCAGAACAATCTGATCCATTAGAGGGACTAAGTAATAAGATCCAACAATTCCTTGCGTTGGAAGCACAAATAGAAAGTAAATTAACCAAGCTGAAAAAGCAACTTAAGTTCTATGAAGAGAATGACAGTTGTGATACATGCGGACAGGAGATAGAACATGCATTCAAAGTACAACAAATTGAAGAATCTAACACAGCTATCTCCGAGACAAGTAGCGGCCTTAAGCAGCTCGAACAGGAAATTAGTAAATCGAGTGAACGAGTTTCATCGCTTAAAGAACTTAAACAAGAATCAGATAACCTTAGAACAGCAGCTTCCAATAAGGGATCATCTGCTGCAGCCATTGAAGAAGTTATTGAAAGCCTACAGAATGAATTGGATGAGATTCAAGTTGAAGCTGGTGAAGATGGCCAAGCAAGAACGAAGTTAGTAGACCTACAAAAAGAACTCGAAGAAATTCAAAAACGTAAGATAGATTTTAGACGTAAGTCAGCTATATATAATACAGCACAAATACTTCTTAAAGATACTGGTATCAAATCTAGAATCATTAAGCAATATGTTCCTGTTATGAATAAGTTGATTAACAAGTATCTAGCTGCAATGGAATTCTTTGTCGACTTTAACCTAGACGAAGACTTTAAAGAAACTATACGATCAAGACACAGAGATGACTTTGTGTATTCTTCATTTTCAGAAGGTGAGAAAATGAGAATTGATTTAGCTTTACTGTTCACATGGAGAGCTATTGCTAAGTTAAAGAATAGTGCTAGCACAAATATACTGATTATGGATGAGATATTTGATAGTAGTTTAGACTCATCTGGTACTGATGAATTCTTAAAGATAATAAAAGAGTTGACTTCAGATACAAATATCATTATAATAAGCCATAAGACAGATCAACTGTTAGATAAATTTAGTAATGTTATAAAGTTTGAGAAGCA